TCCTAGGACTGTATTACCGCCTGATACAGCACTGCCATCGCCTTTAGAATTATCGTCACCTTGTCCAAACCAGTAGGCGCCTCGGTTGCCTTTGTTAAGGTCTAGAATGCCTCCGGATTTCAGCCTGGCGGCATTCTTAGCTTTCCAGTTATTTCTGCGTTTACGGACCGGGCCTTCGACTAGGGGTTCAATAAAGTTTTCCATAATACTAGTTTATTTTATTTTTATTTCAAAAATTTTCTTATATTTAGTAAAACCTAAAACAACAAAAGGAATCGTTATGAGCGACCAGAATAATAAAGGCTACTATGATACGGCAATTGCGGCGAAGAAGCTTGGTCTCCGATATGACCAGAATACCTTGCGCAAGTTGCGTCACATGGGGCTGAAGTCGGAACAAGTTCCTGGTATTGCCCAACATCAGTGGGAATCTGATGCGGTGGATGCGCTTGCTCTGAAGCGTAAGAACACTCCGGTAAAGTCGGTGCCACAAAAGTTGTTTTCCCAGGTCGAGATGTTCAAACCTACTTCAATTGTTGAAGTGGTTGCGCCAAATAAGAAACTCGAGCAGGTAACTGCCCCACGTAAACATATCACTATTCAGAAGGCTGCTGATATGTTCAAGGTTACTCGATATGCCTTGGAGCAAGTGATTAAGCAAAATTCATCTTGGATTGTTGGTAAGAACGGAAACGCGGTGGTGATGTCTCGCGAAACACTTCCTAAGATTAAGGAAGTTCTGGCATCAGGATCTGTTATTTCTAAGAAACAACCTGTGTCAAAAAATGAAAGTAAGAAATATACGGTGAATTATCCTACAGTCCCGGGAAGGGGCACCTTTATTTCCGCGGATATGGATCCCGATGAAGTTACGGAAGCTCTGAAATCGCTCTCAACGGTTTCTAAGAAGCGAGCTGCGCAAAAAACAATTCCATTGATGGCTCATGCGATGACGGGAAAGACAGCCTTTATTAGCAAGCAAGGCCCTGAAGGTGTTAAGGCACTTCTGCGAAGCATTCTCGACCTATTGTAATCGATATTATTCCATATTGTGAATTTTTAGTTTAGTTCCAAATTCCTTCACATAAACTTATATATGTTAAGGAAAAAGGAACAATATGGAAGAATCGTTAGAAAATCAGATTGCGGGAAATCCGTCAGAACATAGCATTGAACAAATCATTCAGATCGAGGTTGGTAAATATGATCCTAATATTGCCAGGCTCGGTGGAGTGATGGAAGGCGACGGTGATTGTACATGAAAAAGGCCCGGTTAACCGGGCCTTTTGTTTTAATTTATATGGTCAGTTTCGAATTTGTCAAAGTTGATTGGTTGTAGTTTCTTTGCCTCGACCTTTGGTTCCTTACCTGCATATTCTACTGTGAGGTCTGCAGTTCCGGTCCAATCGACTCGAGCCTTCTTTGGTTTCCAACCCTGTTTGGTGCCGAATAGATGGGGCATGTTTACGGTGCCCATATCAATCTGTGGTTCGACTTCACCGACCTTGTCAGGAATCTTTGATGCCTGGAATGGAGTGGTTACGAACCAGTTATGGTTCTTATTGATAACAACTTTCTGATCTTCGGTGGAATCGTAATTGGTAACAGCTTTGGCTGGCGCCTTTCCTTCAGGCTTTGGTATGTTCTGTTTTCCGAGATCTGCAGAAGGAGATATTACACCTACCTTGTCAGCGGATTTGGAGAACCCTGGAAGTTTTCCGGAAAAACCTGGCTTTGGCATTTCGGGAACTTTTTGTTCGGTTTTTGGATTTATAAATTTTGTATCGCCGATGGCTGCCTTCATTTTAGCAAGCTGTTCCATAGGATTCTTTAAGCTCCATTTAACCTTGGTCTCTCCGGACTTCTCGTTGATCTTCTTAGCATCGAACATCTTGCCATTCTTCTTGAAATCAAGATAATCTTGGTAAGTTGCCGTGTGGGATGCTACAGTGGCTTTCCACATTGGATAGGATATGGTTTCATTTCCTATCTTGGAATCTTCCCATTCTACATTGGGGATAAGTTCCATATTATTAATGAGAGCATCCGCCTGCTCATTAGTGAGCGTGGTGTATAATGGACCTAGATTGTGCTTTGCCATGTTGGTCAGTTCCTACGTTGATAAATCAGTTTATATTGTTATCATAAACTAACAGAAAAGGTCCTTATGCAACGCCTACCAAAATATGAAAAATTGATGAACGATGTCAAACATGTGCATCCTGATCTGATAGGAAACATGGAACGCAAATATAAGGAACTGTTCGAATCCGCCAACAAGACCACTGCCGCGGTGGAAAAAACTAGACAGGCGGTCCAGGAAAAAATTGAACAGGTTGAACCCACTTTGGATGATATAGACCTATCACTACCAAATATCAATGAATCCCGCCCGGACATTGATGAAGTAGCTGATGCTGCTTTGGCGAAACTTCACAATTCAGTTCCTAGCCTTTATAACACCGCTAGAGGACGTTCTTCTGAAATTGAAGGCTTGGACCTCGATAACATGGGAATTGAGCTTACCGGCGATGCTGAGGCGTATGCGACCCCATCCAAAGAAAAACCCGCGGACGATGAACCACTCGCAAAATCAAACCTTAAGAAAATGGGCCTGGCGGCTATTGCCAAAAATAAAAAGGGCACAGACACTGCATTGAAAAATGCGGTTCCTAAAATTCCTGACGAAGAGATTTCTGGACTTGGTGATGTTACCAATTTCCTGGAAAATATCGAGCTCTAGGTTTGGGCAAAAGGATTAAGGCGTTGACGTTCGCGTCTCGTCTTCTTTCTATCTTCCTTCTGGATCTCACGTATACGGGCCTTGATCTCGGTTTCGCGTTCTCGGTTATGCTGTTTAGACATCTTTCTACGGAGTTTGTTAAATTCCTTTTCGCGGATAGATACGTTACCATTTAGAATAAATGACCTGACATCTGGCAGTACATCGTCTATTTGCACGTTTTCATCATTCATTGCGGTGATCGCTGACTTGCGTTCATTGATTGATCCGCGAAGATATTTAACCTTCTCATCTATTTCATCCATTACTCCATACATTTCATGAAAATTCTGAATAAAATATTGATTCAGTGCTAATGGTGTAAGTGGTTTAGCCGGTGACATGTTCATTGGAATATCCCTGGCGCGGCGCCAGCCCCTTTCCGGGACAGTAACCGGAACTACGAAAAACTGCCCCTTTCCGTTATTTTTCAATAGCGTGGCATGCCGGCATTCGGATGCCCAACAAATACACTTGGAATCAACCTTTGAACCATTCTGGAAAAACAATTTTACCGAATCATCTGACTGGAAGGCGACAGCCCATGGAAACCCTACCATATCACCCGCGGTCACCTTCGCCAGTTCCGTAGCATATACATATCCATTTCTGCGGCCACCAATTTCATCGCTTTTGGTATCTGAAGAAACCTTGAAGAACGAGTTTAGATTAGGCGAACCATGGAATATCTGAGTTTCACATATTTCTTTCGCCGCATCTTCGGTTGGCAACAATACACAGAACCAGGTGTTATCTTCAATTATAGTTGGATTAGCGGTGTGGTAAAATAGATTTAGGGTACCATCAACAAATTGGATCCAGTCTTTATCTACGTTATTCTGAAAATCATAATTGCCGAACCAGTGCTCATATGCTTTCTGTGCGTTTTCTGGCAATTCATCAGTATAATGAAGTCCTTGGAATTGCTTGGGATCATATTTATAAGACGGGGATTTAAACCGAATCCAGAAATCGAGCACTATATCCTTGTGCTCTTTCCATACGATCCCATCCTGAATATAACTTACAAGACGTTCTCCGGTCTTTTTTGAACTTTTCATGATAAGCCTAGTTTATAAGTAACCCACAAGAAAACCGTTAGGTCTTAAGCTTAGAGGATGAATTGGTAAAAATTAACTATATTAGTTAAAGATGTATAAGTCGTACGAATATCGGATATATCCGACCGATGAACAAAAAGTGCTTCTAGCGAAGCACTTTGGCTGTGTTCGTTGGTTGTATAACCATATGTTGTCCAGAAAAACCGATCTTTACACCGCATCCAAATACAATCTGTCCCGATTCGAGATGTCCGAAGAGATTCCATATTTGAAAGAAGATGCGGATTTCATTTGGTTAAAGGAAGTAAACTCTCAGAGTTTGCAATCTACAGCTCGGAATTTGGATATCGCGTTTAAGCGCTTCTTCACCGGAAAGTGCGATTTTCCCAGATACAAGAGCAAAAAGGATACGTCAAGTTTCGAGATTCCACAAAACACAACTGTAGATTTTGAAAACCATAAAGTTTTTATTCCCAAGTTCAAGGAAGGAATCAACGTTGTTTTCCATCGAGAATTCGTAGGTAAGATTTGTTTATCCACGATAAAGAAGAAACCTTCGGGTAAATACTTCATCTCGATCCTGGTGGATGACGGGAAGGAACTTCCCGTCAAACCAGAACCGGACGAAAACAATGCTGTCGGCATCGATGTCGGAATTAAAACATATCTGGTCGCTTCGGATGGAAAACCGATTCCGAATCCTCGTATCTTGATAACGAACATCAAGCGGTTGAGGAAGCTCAGCCGTGCTTTCTCCCGAAAGTTAAAGAAACATAAGAAAGGTGATCCTTTATCCAAAAATGCGGAAAAGGCGAAACTCGAACTTCAGCTACTGCACGAACGAGTGGCGAACCAACGGAATGATTTCCTACATCAAACATCTTCACAGCTAATACGTGATAACCAAACTATATGCATCGAAGATCTTAATGTTAAGGGAATGATTCAAAACCATAACTTAGCCAAACATATTAAAGATCTTGCCCTTGGCAAGTTCTTTAATATGCTCACATATAAAGCAGACTGGTACGGGAAGAACATACTGACCATTGGTCGGTTTGTTCCCTCTTCCAAAACCTGCTCCAAATGTGGTTGGATATTTTCCGGTTTAACGTTGAAGCATAGATCCTGGACTTGTCAGGAATGTGATACAGAACACGACCGCGACGTAAACGCCGCGGTCAATATTAAGCAATTTGCTTTCCTGGCGTTACGCCAGCTAGTGGGTCAAGTTAGGAACACCCACGAAGTTAAGCCTGCAAGTTATGGGAACCGCCCATGGGTCCAGTGCAGGAAGAGTGCCCGCGAGGAGCTTGAAGCCGATGAGACTTTAGATCAGCGGTAGTTCACTTGCTCCAGAACTTGAAAAGGTTGGATTCAATCAGTTTTTCGGTTCCTGGTAATTCACGATCCTCGTCAGATTCCTCTGTTTCGGGGATTAGGCGCTCTTGTTGGGGGATTTCTGGTTTAGGTGGTATCACAGGCTCAACTGATGTTTCTTTCGGTTCTACACCCACCTCTGGCGATTCTACAGGGAATTCTTTTTCAACATCAACTGGAGTACCTTCTGTAGTGTCTGGTAGAGTTCTTGAAATTTCTTCCATCTGTTCTGGAGTATCTACAAACATACTGGACATGTTCTCCGTGTTCTTTTCAGCCGCCAGGCCACCTTCGACCAGTTTCTTCACCGCGGTTCCCATTACACGTTCGGTTTCCGCTTTTGGAATCGATCCCATTTGGATTCCCTTTGACACAGACCTGGTAGCATCTTTCATAAATAATTGATTATTATAAAATTCACTTTTCTTAAGTGCTTCTGAAGCATTCTTATCCAACCGGGAATGAATAGTTCCGTATTTTTTATCAAAATTATATTTCTTACAATCCGACATGATCCTATTTATTCCAAGAGGAAATAGGAAACTTAATGTGAAATACATATGTTTGCAGAAAAAGTTGTTCTTATTCTGTTCTCTTTTAGGATCTTCGTATTTATGCTGCTTCCATCCTGGATGATTTGAAGGAACTGGTAAAGTGCCTCCCTTCTTCATAAGATTGGCTTCGGCACCGCCATAGAAAAAGTCTTTACAATTACAATGACATTTTATTTCTGCCTTGTTCTTCATCACATCAGAAAACCTGGACATGTTCCATTTTTCCTGGGAAACTGCATATAATCCATTAGGATAATCTTTTACATACACAAGAACCATACACTTATATTCGACACCTGGTCTGGATTGTGAATCAACTTTGAAAACCGTAATAGGATCGTTCTTAGGATGATCAGAATCTCCAGTAGATGAATTGACAATTCCTACATAGGCACCTGTCATTTTAGTTTTAGATTTCTGAATACGAACATTCTGAGTGGCACCAGCCCTGGCTGCGATTGAAATGAGCCCTGACTGGGTTTCCTCAAACATGGGCATGTTTCCAAACCTGATCACTTTACAATAACCTCAGCAATCTTTCTAGGTACAATAGAGATAATGTTCTTTTCCATTGATTCACGCACAAATGGAACATACATCAAAACATTTGATGATTTTGCATCAAGTACCGTAACGCGCTGAGCATTTTTTAGTTCGGCAAATGCATAACCGGCGTCTTCATTTATTCCAAAATTATATAGCGCATTCAGATAAATTCTATAAAGATCGCATGTTCCAGGAACCATTCCAGAATGTCCACCTTCCTTAAGCTGCCGAAGTCCTTCAATAGTTTTTGAAACTGGAATAAGATTGGCCTGACCCTGAGACCTGTCGGTCATCACAGGTACCCACTTAGTGTCAAAGTAAAGTCGATAAGTAAGATCATGGACAGGCCACTTAGTAGGATCTGGAGAAACTACAGCTGCCATTGCAAGTCTCTGATCATTATTTCCCTTAGTTTCAACGAACTTTTTCATTTGTTTTGGATCCGACACATTACCGATAACTGCAGATTTGAATCCGAGTTCCTTGTTCGCACCAGACATGGCTATCGCCCTACCACCCATGTCGAAACCAACATGTGAGGTTACAATCCCAGTTTTCTTGTCTATACCCTTTCCTGCGGAATTGAGAACTGATAATGCCTTTCGACCCTGGGAAACAACTGCTTGGTTCTGGTTAAGTCTTGAAAAGTAATCATCAGAACCGGTAGGTATGTTATCTTTTTGATAATCGGCTGTCGCCTTGGTAGCAAGATCTGTCAGTTCCTTTCCAGTAATATTTTTTGCAAAATCGGAACCTTTGGATTGTATCCATTCCTTTAACCCTTCCATCAAGGATTTATCATTTCCATAGATCGTAACAAACGCCTCGAGAAGAGGTTTTTCCATATTTGGAATAGTGCACATCTGTTCTAATAGATTTAAATATTTCTGTTCCATTTTCCTAGTTTATCTTTAGCTTTGAAATCCCCGAACACAAAACATAATAATGGATCTGTGTTCTTAATAATATATTTCTCAATATTTATTATATTATTAATATAATAAGGTTTTAGAATTTTTAGTTATCTCAAATGATAAGCTATACAATTGGGAGGTCTTTTTTATGGGACTAATCAATTACAGGAAAGAGGTTGGTGAAAACTCTATAGTGTTTCGCCGGGTGGATGGAAAAGTAGTCGAACTTACATTTTCACAAATCAAGCAGCTTGAAGAAATGTATGGAACCGAGATCGAAAATATGATCCAGGACCTTTTTGACCGATGAGTCAGAATCCTAAACGCAAAACATAACTATGGATCTGCTTATCTTATATATTTAGTTCTATATTATAATTATTATATTAACTAATTAATAAGCAGAATTATTATATTTCATTTTCGTTAGCTTTGTTATCGAAATGAACTACATTTGGAAGTGAGTGACAAAACGTTCACAAGCACCTAGGTGCATATCTATCCCGAAAAACCTGGCTGGCGCCCTCCAGGCAGCTTTTATATTTGGAAATCACAAGTGGACTTTCAAGTATGATAAGGATGTGTTATACTTCATAGTCTCTAAAATATTGAAGATGAATAAGAATAGATACGAAGGATTGAGATTGGTTCCGGTATATTCAGTGATTCTTGCTTATGAAGTTGGAAGGCATTACAGAGAATATCTTGATTTTTTAATAGAAAACGGCATTTTGATAACTGATAACCATTACGTAGTCAGTAATCCAATTGATGTGGGAAAGTGTAAATATTATGGTATTGGTAATAACATTGATATGTACAATACCGAGGTTTATTGGGTAAAGAAGGCTTCATTATTGAAGAAAATGGCTCGACTTGATAGGGATTTTGGAGAAGAAAGATCGGATGAAATGGTAAGTCTATTTATCGAAACCTTACCAAAGGTTACTGTGGACAAGGCGGCAGCCTATGAAACCCTGGAGCGGATGCAGAAGGTTAATCCGAAGAAGTTTACCAAAGAAAAGATTCAGGGTGAGAAGAGAAAGATTGATGAAATAGAAAAAGCTGTGATATATGTAAAGAAAGATCAATATGGGAGAATTCATACAAATTTCACCAGTGTGTGTAAGGAAGTTCGAGAGAATCATCTTTATTATGAAGGTAAGAAGCTGGTAGGAGTAGATATTGTTTCATCACAGCCGGCAATGCTCAGTTGTGTGTTCAGGGATTATCTTGAACTATTAAAATTGGAACAGGCGAAATGGGGGGATACTGAATACCAGGCGATGCATATGGGTGATATAGTTGGGGATATTATAGATGCTCGATATAAGTACGTAGCCGCATCAAAACCAAATTATATTACTGAACCACATGTTGATGGATCTAAATTTGAGTTTAGAATTTCAAGATTAGGAGAAAGCAGCCTGTCGGCTACTATAAATAAGTTAGAACTTGAGATTGTTAAATATGAAAAATGGATTAGGGAAGGGATATATGAGCATTTTGTTGAAATGTGGCGATATCTGAACCGAGATACGGTTAGTCGAGATGAAATGAAGAGGAAATGGGTTACTTATGTATTTGGGAGCCCCTCCAGGTTATCGAAGAAGATGAAAACGGTTTGGGAAAGTGAATTTCCAATAATTGACAAGTTACTTACAAAGTTCAAGATTAAGAATTTTAGATCACTAGCACATCAGATGCAGAAGATCGAATCTACTTTGATGTATACCAAAGTATGTACCAGGGTCCGAGATAAGGGTATATTTTTTGCCACAGTTCATGATTCAGTCATTGTTACCGAAGATATGATTGAAATAGTAAAGCAAGACTTTTCTGAAGTGTTAATTTCAGAAAATATTCCGACTCGTGTGAAATAATCAATTAAAATTGTTATATTTGTTATCAAATCTAAAAGTAGGTGGGTGATAGCATGAGCACATATACATTTCCATTTGAAAACCGGGATGGATCCAAGGTATCCCGAGGCGATTATGTATTTCTCGGCCAGTATTATCGCCGGAAACCCGCCAATGGAAGTGCATGTGCTCGTGTAATCGATGTTACCGAAACTGATATAACCATTTATATCACTTCAAGTTTTGGTGAACCTGGTAAGCTCCTAGGCGTGCTAAGAGAACATAAAGATATGATCAATATCATTTCGGACCATGGAATTTTCGTAATGGAAAAAGGTGCTATATGAAATTTACAGTAATAGACGGTAAACTACATTACGAATCCCAAGAATGTGATTTGGATCAAATCGCTAATTTATTGAATGATCTGAATCTTGATGAAGATAATATTAAATTTATAACCAAAAAACAGATCCAGGAATTAAACCGTTTACAGGTTGGTGAGTTGGTTGAAATTATAGATGATGGTTACGTATATGCAGGATATGATACATGGGCAACCCTTCATAGATTTGAGAATACAAAATTAGGTTATTCACGCCCTCTGAATCTAACTTCATCCCATGGTAAGATTATCACAAAGGGACCACATTTAAAAGCTGATGTTTGTGATATACTATACGGACTCGATTTAAATAATGGTATGAAAATAATAATAAGCGGCTCAGGTATCGATTATGCAAAACCAGAATAAAAAGAACATTATGTCCAGGTTGTTTGATCTCCGCAATGAACACCGTAATCATATTGAACTTCTTATGAAAGAAGTACATGAGTCTTTCTATCTAACCGAATTGAAGAAAATCCAGAAAGACTGCGAACATATTGAAAACGAAAATGTTTTTACATGCTGCTCTATTTGTGGCGCTGATTTAGGAAATACTATGTTTGATGTTTGTAATGAAGAAGTTTCGAGTACACTTGAAGATAAATTTATAACATCTCAAATATTATCGAATCTAGATTTTCATATCCACGTTCCCGGACATCACATCAGAATATCTTCCGATGGCTTTTTCTATAATGGAAATAAACACAAAGATGTAGATTCCATCTACGAATCATTCAAAAAGTTTCTACAAAGCAATAAACACGCATCATGAGCGATATCTTAAAAGTAAAATTGGGCGAAGTTCCCGAACTTCCTTATCAAATAATGTACAAGCCTGCCGGCACGTTCGTATATTTTTCTAAATCGATTGATCATATTTCAGTAGAATCGTTAGAAGGATCTATCGATGTTCTTCCTGGTGATTATGTAATGATTGGTTCAAAATTTCTTGAAGTATGGGCACTTGAACCTTCTATATTTGAGCGAGTGTATGTGCCGACAGGCGATGTAGAATATGAAAAAATGTTACCACATCATCCATCGTTGATATATAAGAAAGCGATAAAGAAAGAATTTCCTGTTAAAACATTTCGCTGCGATCGCACTTTCCATGTAGAAAGCAAGCGTGCCAAGTCAGGATACCTGGTAGGAAATAAGGGTGATTATTTCTGTGTAGAAGCTCCTGATAATATGTGGATAGTTGATCGACAAGTTTTTGAAAATTCATATTTTCCATACCCAGGATAGTTATGTATACACAATGCGAATGATATATGTTGCTTTTAAAGGAGCAACTATACGCGCATTAATATTTCAATAGATGAAGCGACTGATAAATTACTGGATCTGGTATCTGAAAAAAGTAATTTAAATCGTTCTGAATTAATTAGAAAGTTGATTTCCGATTACGCGGAACAAACTCTACCATTTCACAATTTTAATCAAAGTGCTGTTGGAATTACAAAATTTGATTCTGTAATTGATTTTATAAAAACTTGTAAACCTAATATTTTTACTAGAACCGGGTTAACCCCATTTATTCCATATGAATGGCAGAATCGATTATTTGATAAAATCACAAATAATCGCGCTGTGATTATTAAAAATATCAGACAATCCGGAATGGATTTGTGTGTCATGTTAGATATGATTCACCACGCAATAACAAATCCAGGCAGTAGACTCGCTATATTTTCTACAAAGAAAACAACCAGTGAAGATAAATTAAAGATCATTGGTGTTATATATAAAAATCTATTAACATCTACAGGCGTTAAAATTAAATCATTTACAAAAAGTAAACTAGAATTTGAAAATGGTTCGGTTGTATATCCATTTGCATATACACAGTCTATCAATAATTTACGTGGATCTTCTTTTACTTACGCATATCTTTGTGATTTCAGTTTCTGTCCGAACACATTTGCTAAACAATTTGTGGATTGTGTCTTACCTATTATTATTTCTACCAAAACCAGTAAAATAATAATTGGAAGTTGTATTAACCCAACCCCAAGATCAGAAATTCATTCAAGATTTGGAATTGAAGATTTAGGATTGCATACACTACATAAATTCGATGATTTGTTACAAAAGGCCCATAGAAGGGAATCAATATTTGAACCATTTGAAGTTACATTCGATGATATGCGATCTATATACGAAAATCAGAATTATTCTGAACTGATAGATATATATGGGTTGGATGTATTTTGTACTGTATATTTAGGTAAGAGATTGATAGATTGTGAGATTTCCGATTTTAGTGGAATCAACTGTCCAATAATCGACGAATACTTCAAGCAACAGACACTTTAATCGAATATCAATGTTTTTATAACTGATTTTGTTGCCCACGATCAGAAAGAACGGACTTGATCAGCTTCTTAAACGTTCCGGTGGATTTGACGGATCGAATATTTGATAGGTTTTACCACAATCAAATGAATATAGTAATGGTTTGGCATGGAGGTGCTTGGCTGGCGCCTCTGGCCAGGCTGTCGCCGGTTTGTTTGCTATATGGAGCCAATCAGAAACCTTACCCGTTTCATAGATCATCTGTCTAGGGCGCTTGGTAGGATCCGGTTCATTAAGAAAGTGATTAACCAGGGTTTTAAAGTGTTTTGATAGGTCCTTGATATAAAGATCGGCAGCACCTGCAGAATCTACATAAATAGATTCATCATCTTGTTTCATAGGAATTCCATAAAAATGGTCTGATTTTTTGGCTGGGTGATAACCCTGTCTGATTAGTCTTTCTACATCGACATCAGTACGAATACCACAACCAATGGTTATTTTCAATCCTAATAAGGTTTCAATTTCATTCTTAAGATCAACAATCCCTTTTAACAATTGAATCTGTCGGTCACCTGGCTTATAACCATCAGGAACCAGGCCTGTCGGCCATGTATTAGTAATAATTGTAGGTTTTATTATAGGAGTAGGTTCCTGAATTGGGAGTTTCATTGTAGGATTTTTTTCAGGAGAAAATACGGTTTTGGTAAGATATGTAGCGATTTCCTGAATCTTTGGAGAAATTGACGGTGAAATGTATGATTTGATTATGTTAAATAAGCTCATGAAAATTTGTTTATCTTTGTTAGATGAGAATAGCAATCCCTTGTTTTAATTTTGATGAATCGAAAATACCTAACCAGATAAAGCAGGTAGCTGTTTTATTGAAATCTTTCTATTATCACGGAAACGTGGGATCCATATCAATTCCAACCAATTCTTACCGAATACATGACGCATTGACTAGGTTTTGTGGTTTGAACCAATGGGATTGTGATATTTATAAGGTCCCTGATAATTTTATGCAAGAGGCGACAGCCATAACCGAAGGTATGCAGAGTTTACGGAAAGACGTATTCTTATCTAAAATTTATGTGATTTCGGTTTTATATCCAGGTGAATCCATTTTAATGATGGATTATGACATGATGTTTACTTCGAAAGTGAATTTTTCAAATAATGACCATGTCGGTCTGCAGAGTTTTATGAATCCGGTTTGGAACAATCGCTTCCATTTTTCTTGTTATGATATGATATCGATGGGTGCTAATGAATTTACAAAGCGCACAAAAACAGTTTTATCCAGACAGGAATTGGAAAAAAGGTTGCAACAAGAGCTTGGGTGGGGAAATGTTGATAAGTTGTGGATAAATGGTGGATTGATTTATTTTCATTCAGATTTTAGGAATAATATTAAAACCCACCTGGAAGTGTTAAAAACTGATGTAATGCAAGATTTCTTATCTGGTGATGAAGAACGATTCTATATGCATTTAAGTATGACCAATTCATCTTTATATAAAAATGATGAATCGACTAAGTTGAACTTTCCTGCAGGTACTTTTGAGTTGGATGTTGAGGATACCCGTAACATGCAATCGATAACTGGTTTGGTTCATTTTCAGACCAACCGAAAACCATGTGATATTGTAATTGGTCGAGATGGTATAATGAATGTTGGCGCTCAGCGACCTATGTGGGATAACGATTATTACACCAGGCTGCGCGAAGTTAATGTAAATGGTAGTTATTCTTTATATCAATTAACGATGCTTTGGCATTACTATTACTCAATGGTTTATTATTCCCTATCAAAAGATGTTGGAATTGAAAATGTACATCCTACACAGCGATTCGAGTCTGCGTTTGATCTACATACCAGAAGTAGACATGAATGGATGGAAATGATACCAGACCGACTGATAAACTTCACATAACCGAGAGGTTCGTATGAAGTTAAAACTTGATCCATTCCATCTGGATGTTAGTATTCATGGTGGAGATACCATAGTTTCTGAAAAATCTGATAGGGGTGGTAAATACTGCCGGCGTTCCGAAGTGGAGCCGATGTTCAGAAAGATGCAGAAAGAAATTGAAAATTATCAGACCGCAGCTCAACGATCAAATAACCTTCTCGAAGAAATGTATTCATTTTTTAAAGAAACTAATAATGAATATTTCGCGGTGCGTTGTAAGGGGCTCATCAACAAGATGACGTTCATGAAACACACATCGACAAAGAAATTACACTGCGATTTTGAAACCGCGGCTTAGAAACCGTCGGATTCCAGATTTCTGATTGGACCTATATCACTTGGGTCCAGTTCTAGGAATTTTACTAGGAATTTCTTTACACTTTCTTCGAACTCTTCCCTAGTCTCAAGTGGTTCCATATCTTCCCATGCTCTACCAACGAATTGAATCGATGTTCCGGAACTTTCAAAGTATTGGAAGAAAACCTTAATTGAGGTTCTATTCTGTTTGTTATACCAACTAACAATACTTCCCAGGTGTGGATATGGTTCATCACCAAAAGCTTTTTGTTGACCAATGTCCATATTTTTTATAGGGACCTTACTGCCGTATATGCTTAAATTTGATTGTGGCTGCATAATCATAATTTATGTTATTTATATGAAAGTAAATGAATTTAGCATAGGTCGCAAGGTAACTATCATAGGCAAGGAAGGCGTTTACGAGATCGCTGGCGCCATGGTAAGGTCCGGTCCAGTCAACTATAGGTGTGGAGTTAAAAGGATTATGGAAGATCCTCTAATGGCCGAAGAAACTGAATATTTTCCTTTCATGGAATATATAAGCAAAATGAGGATCATGTGAACCTGTATTCATTGTTAGGAATAGAAGTCAATGCTACTGAAGATGATATCCGGAGAGCATATAAAAAAATAGCGATCAAGTATCATCCTGACAAAACTTCCGGAAATGCTGCGTTGGAGGAAGAATTTAAGAAATATACCGATGCCTACCAGACATTACTGGATCCGGTAAAGCGCAAGGAATATGATAATAGGGACACATTTGCCAATAACTTTCAGTTTTATGGTGAATGTTTTAATGGTGAAGGATACAAACCGAAATTTGGTGGTGCCCAGAGCTTTGATCGCGATCAAATGAAACCAGAAGCGCCTCGCGGCGATGATATAACTCTCGAGGTTGATTATAAATTAGAAGAATTCTGGAAAGGTGTTGAAAAATCCATTAAAGTTTCCCGTATGGTTCATTGCAGATTATGTGCAGGTACCGGAGCAAAATCACTAATGCCATGTCCAGAATGTAACCGTCTAGGATTCTTGAAAGTTCCTAATCCAAATACTGGGGATTATGATATTATCCGCTGCCGCACCTGCCATGGTTCTAGAGTAGTGACTAAAGTAAAATGTTCCCATTGTGATGGTAGTGGAATAAATTTAGAAGATCAGCGGGTCAAGGTTAATATACCAGTAGCGACAGCTCCTGGCAGTGTGGTTAAAATTAAAGGTAGAGGTAATTCAGGCCGATTTTCCGGACCTGCCGGTGATTTGTTAGTAAAACTTGTAGAAAATTTTGATTATAATGATATACCCATAAAATATAATAAGTTACCTAATCCTAATTTATCAATGACCATTAACTGTTCAATATATGATATTCTGTTATCTAGGCCTATTACCATAAATACACCTGGCGGCACGACGCAAGTATCGTTTAATAGTTCATTAATTTCTCAGGAACTACCGATTTCGGTATTTGGGAAGGAAGGTGAGATAAAAATCAACACTACACCAAATCCAATATTCCATATTCCAAGTAATGTTGAATCTGAATATTTACAAAAGGCATGTGATTCGCAAGAATTTTGATATATTTTTATAATAACGAAAAGGAACCTTTTATGAAGCTTAATCTTAAAGATAGATATCTACTAGCCATGTATTCGTTGAACCTGCCATGTACATTGGCACTGCGTTCATGCATTGATTCTTTCCTCGCTCAGATTAGAATTAGTGATTCTGAAGTATCAACATATAATGTTGTTATTGACCCTACGGGTGAGAATTTTACCTGTTCTGACGATAGTTATGTGGTTGAATATGAAAAGTTTCCTGCAGCGATCATTTCCTCCATAACATCCATGAAGAAGATGCTAAAGGCTGAAATTTCCAAGGAAGGAAACGACAATCAGATGGCCAAACGCATGGTAGACGTATTTGAGAAGGTTGTTTGATTGTATCAGATTATAAAAAGACTTCTTATTAATTTAGGAATACTATTCAATAAATCCGTCGAGTCAATTGGCGGATTTTTGTTCAGTTTTGGTGAAAAAATAGAAGGTTTTATTCTTCAAATAATATCTTCTTTAATTTTACCATATATCTATGCAATTGCCGCCAGGCTTTTGGTAAATATCCATACACAGACCGCCATCGTTCCATTGTCTAGAATCTATGTAGCGTTGTTTGATACCGGTGGAAATGATGTAGTGGAGGAATTCAAAAAATACATTGATGAGTGGGTACTACTTAATGGAAATGGCACCTGGACATTTGTACCATGTACATATTCACCGGAATCAAATTCAATAGCAATAGAACCATTCACTTTAATGCGTTTAGATGGGGTATCATATTTTTTCTGGTCTGCTATACGTTATAGATATATAATGGACGCGAAGACTAAAATGCGAGTTTCCGATGCAGTTGAAGAGGAAATGGGCACTTTTATGGAAGGCGCTCTGAACAAACCAACGAGGGATCTCGTTTCTGTTCTTATTGGAAATGGTGAAGTTGTTCCCGTTATGTTGACCATTTCCGATTATGGTGAAATGTATTCTCTTTTGACAATGCCTATAAAGGAATTTGTTGATCGTGTGTACTATATGGCAGAAACTGATTTTATAGATATAAATGCAGTAACTATCAATCTTGAAGATATTTCAATGATAGCTATGGAATATGTTGATATGCTACAGGAAAAGATGAAGGAAAAAATATCTAAGGCGATAGCCGATGGTGATGATTTTATTGAAATGACTGGAAATCCAGCAGAAAATCTATACTACAATAATGATGGTATTATTGAAATGAGTACTACAAAATGACTTGCGTATATAAATATAATCATGTATTTGATCATGTTGAAACTATGCTTCATAGCATATATGATAAGGATCCTAAATATGATGATGCTGTATTCATTCTAGGATACAACATGATGAAAGATTTTTCAATCGTTGATAAGACCTGTCCTGGTAAGCGTAAGATTGTATATCAATTGGAACAATTACATACAGGAAGCCCATACGTTACAAAGAAAAACCACGAATTGTTAATGAGCGCGGATGAAGTTTGGGATTATGATGAATCTAATATTAACTGGCATATCGCTAACCGTGGATTGAAATCTAAATTTAAACCAATTGTATATGTTCCACAACTTAATGTTTTGGAGCCTTTAAAAAGCCCGGATCAATGTGATATTGATGTTTTATTCGTCGGGGCTCTTTCGGATCGTAGAAATGCTACTATGCGATCTCTGCATATGAATCGGAATCTAAGAAAGGTTTTCAATGTGTTCGGTGTGTGGGGTAATGAACTAAATACCCTGATTAGACGTTCAAAGATTATTTTGAATGTTCATTATTTTGACCCAAGGGTATCGATCCAGGAACAGGTTCGAATGTTTTTCCCGGTTATTAATAACTGCTGCGTTCTTTCGGAAGAAAATCGTAAGAATTATATGGGCGATTCAATAATCGAGGTTGAATATACAAAGATTGCTGAAGCATGTGCATACCTAATCGAGAAGGATCGGTGGTTTGAACGTGCTAACAAATCAGCTGAAAGATTTAAAAAAGAATGTGACTTAAGGCGATAGTGCACTTACATTCTTTTTGTTTCTACAATTTCAAGTCCAAGATCTTTTAACGCGTCACCCAAACGAACAATCATCGTAGTGTATGGGGTTCAGAACAGTTCCGATAAAAATGTAAATTATTAGAAGAAGTTGGAAAAAATTACCAACTATTATAAACTAATAGGAGAAACAGGAAATGAAACGTATGAAAGTGATTAGAGTAACAAGTACGGAGTTTGAATTGGAAGATGGTCGCATCATTCCACAAGTGGTTGAATTGGATGTAGTTCCGTCCATAGAGGAATTTCAGAAGTACCTAGATGATTGGTACACGAAACTTGGCGTGGAAACAGATGACTGAGAAATTCATAGGTATAAAGGAAGCATCCAAGCGATTGAATGTATCAGCAAAGACATTACGTTCATGGACTGAACGTGGAATCATAGAAGCATTCCGTGTGGATTCCCGTGGACACCGTAAATACAAGGAATCTGATGTTGCCAAACTAATGAATGTCAAGTTGGAAGAATCAGAAGTGATCGAACTTCCTATAGCTGTATATTGTCGTGTGTCTTCACATGACCAGAAGCAGAAAGGTGATCTGGACAGGCAGAAATCACGATTGCTGGAATACTGTATATCCAAGAAATACCAGACTGAATACGTGTTTGATGAGGTCGGTTCTGGTATGAATGATAAACGAACCAAGTTAATGAAATTGATGGACTTGGCTTCTGATAAGAAGATTTCCAAGGTGGTAATCGAGCATAAGGATAGATTGATTCGATTCAACTACAATATCCTTGAGAAATTCTTCGCATCACATAATGTTGTGATAGAATATGTTGATATTGTACTGAGTAAGTCATTCGAGAACGAATTAGTTGAAGACATGTTGACCTTGATGGCTTCGTTCAGTGACAAGATATATGGAAAGAGAAGTCACCAGAACAAAAAATCCAATGATAAATTGAAAGGAGTTAATGATGTCAAATGAACATGATAACAATAATATAAAATTAATAACCAAAACATCACCAATAGTATTGGTAGATGGTATAGGCGAATTCACCGATGGTTCCGATTGTTACGAAGTTCTGGTAAAGGAACGGTGTCGTGGTGCCTATCAATATACAATCGAATTCAATTTTGGATCTGGTTATTTTCGGATAGAAGAACCCGTTAGAATACAAGATCAAGGTAAACAACAACCATTTATTTTCACTATTATGAAGATATCTAAAATCATTCGTGAAATAGTGTACGAACCCGAACCATATGTTCCATCAACTCCGCTTGTTAAGCAGAACCCAATCAAAACATTATCTGACATGGCATCAATGCAGATAGTTGGTGTGAAACCACTCACCCAACATGTGATTCCTAATATGGTAGAAATGGAATTTGATCCTGCTATTGAAGATGAAGTATTAGTAATAATGATAGTAGATAAATACCATCTAACAGGACATGAATATGATGTCAGAAAAGAAATTTCCAGAATGAGAGCGTTTTACTAATGAAATATACCCGTTCAAGCAAGTGCTATTTTAGCAAATGGATAACCGAGAATAAGGTGATAGTTCTCCGTGAGTTCATTGCTGAAATGCATCGGGTTGTGGAATGGGCGATAGCCCATCACGAATCCGACATATTGAACGGAATGAAGAAACCGCAGTTGCTTCTCGCTGACAAATTGGATAAATGTGAATCGTGGTTGACGGCTCGTGCCAAAAAGAACGCATTCGCTGAATCATATGCATTGGTGCTTGGCACCAAGCGTAGTGCTGATGCGCTGAACAAACCATATTCTACTCCGAAACATGATGCGTCTAGGATAATGTTGAGTTGTACTAATGCGGAAATTCAACAACATCCAGACCTTGAATTATACGATCTATTGGTTGAGATCCGTTGTTTTGATTCCCGTAAAAGGGCAGTAGAAGTGGCGATTCCGTTGAAGAAGAACAAGATGTTCAACAAGTGGAAATCGAAAGGAAAGTTATGTAGTTCTGTCATATTGACTGACAAGTATATCCAGTTTTCATTCGAGATGGAACAAGGAAAATCAACCGAAGGAAACATCATAGGCATTGATCCGGGTGCAGTCCATGTCATCAACGATGATGAAGGCAATCACTACGGATCAGGAATGATGGATCTGTTGAACAAGTTGAAACGGAAGAAACGGAATTCAAATGCATGGAATGCATGCAGAGAGGAAATCCTTGAATACATAGATCATTCGATCAAGCAAATTCCTATGGAAACACTTCAGTTGTTGGTACTCGAAGATAACAGAAGGATAAAGAACAAGAGTGAACTACCGATCGCCTAAAGAGCGCTCAGCTTCGAGCATCAACCTTGAGAACATTCCCAGAGCCACAAGGTTCTGTTAGCGGTTCAGAAGTCCACTCGCTTAAGATTCCTCCGTCCCGGAGGTACAGCTTATTAGCTACTACTAACATATGTTTATAATGAATGCGATTCATACGCGATACTAAAGATATCGCATCTTTCTCTTGAAAAACTGTAAACTCAGAGGTCGCCTGAGTAAAAATATGCGGTCTGTTCTCACTGGCTGGGCTATTGGTAGGATAAACAGCAGGATTCAAATGCTTACGGAGGAACACGGTGTGTCCCTTCGTAGAGTACCTGCTTATGGTAATTCTATCACATGTCCAGACTGCAATCACAGTGAGAAGGCGAATCGGGCAACTCAGGAAGAATTTGTTTGTGTGAAGTGTGGTTCCTCACGCAATGCCGATACTGTCGGTGCGACAAATTCACTGGCTCGATTCACTCTCGGTACTTACGGTTCCGAGTACAAACAAATGTTCTTGATGAAACACCCATACTATCACTCAAATGATAGTAGGGTAATTTCTTCCAATTTCATTTGAACGGTTTCGGTTACGAAATCATAAAATTTACTTTTATCTGAATCGATTCCATCGCCAAGTCCTTTTGCATCAGCATCACATGCTTTTGCAAAAATATCTGAAATGATATTAAATCGGTTAGGTGAGAATAGTTGACATCCAGGCATAATATTTTCCTTTTGTATTTGTTCGCCTAACGCCAAGTTAAGGAGCAATCTCCTACTTGTCGCCTTCAACGCTTGTTAGGTTGTTGTCATGTTTAAATCAGTTTCAAATACATTTCTATAGAAGTCAAGTGTTTTACAATCAACCAAAACATAGGTTGTTATAGGGTTCGTTTCATCAACCCAATCTATTTCACATTGAGTTCCTTTCCAATTAACAAATTGTCCAATACGGAACTTAGCTTGGGTGTACTTTGGATACTTGAATGTAGGTCTGGATAGGAATGAATGACCCCCACACCGATAGCATGTGTGGTCGTGGGCAGTAACACCAAGACCACAATCACATTCTTTACCAATGTTAGGTTTTGGTGTATACTTATATCCACTGTTGCGAATGGATTCTTTTATAAGTAAACCTTTATAGTACATATCTATCTCCATAAGATCAGCCTAACGCTGAGGTCTACTGCACCGCTAGGTGTCAGTAGCACCGTTTGTTAGGCTATGCCACTTTTAGTTTCAAGTTCTCTAATTCGTATTTCAAGTTCAGCAATTCGATTATTGTCTTCGTTTTGCCTTTCTTTTTCCTTGCGCTTATTCGCTCTGCATCGTGGGCAGTAGTAGTATTCTTGGCACATATAATCTTTGCCAATACTCATTTCTATTCCATGTATCCCGCATTTTTCAGCGATAAACCACCCCATAAACCACCCTCGCCTATTATAAAATTCCGTTGCTATTATTTTCTAGCCATGTCCTAAATAATTCGTTTTCCTGATACTCATTTAAATCGTAGTTTTCTACTGTTTCGTCAATAGCTCTACTATGGTCATATCCACAATAATTCACAAGAGTGTCTACATTTTCATAGGCTTTTTTAATCAATGTTTTTGGTTTATGTACCATAACAGCTCCTCACATTAGCCTAACGTCCAGGTTAGCTGCGCTTGCTTCTAGAACCTCGATTTATGAGACGACTGCAAGCGTCAGCTACACCGTTTGTTAGGTGGTTTTATAGTATTTTCTTCCACACTCTTTACAGTCGCATACGTTTTCTTTGTTTTTACTATTCAAAAACATCTCTGTTCGTCTATCATTCCCTGACGTTATGGACTGTCGCAAGCGATAATCTGTATAGTCGTTTCCATGATAGTAGTCGTCCCTAAACTCAATTAACCGTTTTCTACGATCTTCCGATAATTTGAGATCATCTGGAATATAATCATGATTTTTAACACAAAAAACCATCAGAGAATAGACGTCATCCTGCTCAACTCCTAATTCTCTAATCTTTTTAGTAAACGCTGTTTTGTGCCTAGCTAGACCAGATTCCATTCTTTCGCAGTCATATCGAATAGCTTTAAGAAGGTCTATCAACTCAACAGATTCAAGTTTAAGAGCTAATTCTTCTGCTCTGTCAATTTTTCCGCAAACCAAATCATTTCTACTTGTGTAAATATCTTTTGACATTTTTTCCTCTGTATTAAATCCACCTAACGCTTAGGTTAGCTGCGCCACCTCCTAAGAACCCACATGTATGAGATGCGTGTATCTAGGTGGTGTCAGCTACACCGTCTGTTAGGTCACAGGTTTTAAATTTCAATCTTTGTTGTCTTCCAGTCTGTAGTTGGTCTGTCGAGTGGTACTTTCCACCCCGAAAATTTCCACTCGTCAAAATATTCATCTAGTTCAGGTTCGGAGTCATATCCGTTCCAGATGCCATTTTCGTCCATTGCTACAAATTCAAGTCGAGGCTCAAATTTTTCTCGCTCATCTTTGTTATACTTTTCAGCGGCTTCGATTGCTTCTTGTTGTGTCATTTCCATTCTCCGTTTAATGCTGCTTCTGTTGACCTAACATCCAAGTTACCCCTGGTTTTCACATCCGCGTATCCAGGATAAAACTCACGCTTTATACGGAAAATATAACAAAATATCCGGATAAAACGCGAGTTTTTTCCGTATAAGGCTAAAGATTACCGCTTTATCCAGATCCGGATAACGCGAAATCTATATGATATAAGTTATTATTATGAAAATATGTGGAATTGACCCAAGTATAGCATCATCTGGTCGCTGTATTATGGAATTGAATGATTCAGACCTATCGATCAAATCGGTTATGTTTTCTGGGTATCATGACCAATTGAATCAGGTATTTGGTGATGCCCGATTGAAGGTAATTTGTGTTGGTACTTCATATTCAAAGCGCCCACATCTCGAGCGCCAGCATATAGTGAATAACTATGTAATGGAAGGAATGACTGATGTTAAATATGTAGCATTTGAAGGTTATGCATATTCAAAGGCTAAAACTGGACCAAATAAATCCCAGAATAGCCGCGGTATATTCCAGCTTGCTGAGATGGTAGGGAGTATAAAACGTAGCTGTTATGAGGCTGGTATTGGAGTTATGATATACCCACCAACATCATTAAAAAAGTTTGCTACAAATGATGGAAATGCGGATAAAATTAAAATGTGGAAATACTTCAAGGAACTATATCCAACGTTTTATCATCCATATTTGGAAAATATAATAGATTGGGAAAATCCTTGTTCTGACTTGGTAGATGCTTTTTGGTTATGCGAAGCGCTTAGGAATCATCTTATATATGAAATATTAGGGAAGGATCGGTTACCCGCGGATAGAATATATGGCCTGGAATGGCATACTCCGGCCTCGGATCCATTGATAGAGAACAAATTAATATCCTTATCTGAGTTTGATCCAAACTGGAAGAAACCTAAGCTGACGGAAGCTGAAATTGCAAAGAAAGAGCAGAGAAAAGCTAAGAAGGTAAAGAAAAAGAAGAAGCTAGAAGCAAAATCTTTACTGTTCTTCACGCCAAGTTGAAATATATTTGTTATCTTTGTTATCATGGCAAAGCAAATATATCAACCTATAACGTCATATCCAGCATCCACAAATCGTCTACTAACCATAGACTGGGCTGGTTATTCATATCAAACCATATTTGCCATGGCGGCTGCTCTAAAGCGAGAAAGTCCCGAGCCCTTTACTGGCGGTTTAATCTACCACGAAACCAAAGATTCCATAGATACCCCTGAAGATCTGATGCGAGTATGGAAAAAGCGCATGTTTATGCGCGTATTGGATTTGGTTCGCCTATTCAATCCAATGGATATTGTGATCGCCTTGGAAGGAAGAAAGCTTTGGCGTAGTGAATATTATAATGATTATTATAAAAAAAACACCGCCATTACATATGATAAAGACGGATTCTATGTTAGATTCGATAATTTCCTTTATCGTATGTCAAAGGTAAATGGAATAATACTACCACAAAAATTGGATCCAACTGATAAAGTTTCTGATAAATCAGTTCCATTGGACAAGCTTTCACCCGATGCAAAGGCTGCTATTGATGAACTTATTCCAAAATATAAGGGAACTAGATCGAAGCAAGACTGGCCATTCTGCATTACCAAGAAAGAATGGAAGAAACAAGCTGAGCAATTTGCAATCGAAATGGCTCCTATGTTCAGAGCAATATGCATTCGAATAGACGCTGCTGAAGGTGATGATATCATGTATTTTGTAGCTCGTCATGGAGCTAATAAGTATGATTCCGTGATATTGGCTACTCGAGATGGTGATATGGTGCAGACCATGACACAGAAGAATGTGGCTATTTTTGATCCACATAATTGTGTTATGAAGGAATGCGCCGACCCGGCTGTCGCCCTTACGTTAAAGGTTTTACATGGTGATAAGGGTGATAATATTAATGGCATCGCATTGCCTGGTAAGAAGCAGCAGTTAGGAGAAAAGACGGCACAGACATTGTTTGAAAGTGCCGGCGCAAATCTTGTAAAAAAAGCACAGGACGAGAAGTGGTATGACCAATATTTAAGAAATCGCACATTGATCGATATATCAATGGTTCCGACTGAAGTGCAGAAAGCGATTTGCGATGCATTCGATACGGCAACTCCCACTCTAATTCCTATAGATCAATCAATGGCATTTCCTATTGATTCGGAAAAGTTAATGGCTTACCAGGCTGTGCGGAGATTGGGATATTATACTACAGCCGACCGATCTGTTGCAATATCGGATCCACCCAACTTTAAATCACACTTAGTGGTAAGTGATATTAATGTGCAAGTTGCTGAAATGAGCCGGTCATTCGGCACTATTTCTGAGCCTGAAATAATCATCGACTGGGATTCTATCTAATGCATGATTTACATCTTATAGATATGGAATGGTCCAATTTTGGCCAATATGGTGCTAACCGCAATCGGATTACATTTCCAGATGGTTTAGTGCGTGTGGTAGGACCTGTCGGTTCAGGTAAATCCACTATAATGGATGTGCTTGAATTTGTATTGTTTGGTAAATCCTATCGAGGGGTTCCTTTAGAGGAATTGCATAATTCAGCTAATAAGAAGAAAGCTGTGGGTGCGGTGAATCTATATCGTGAAGATTCTGATGGTAAGAACAACTATCGAGTGGTTCGCGAACTAACATCTTCCGGTTCTCAAAGCTTTAATATTTATAAGAATGAGTCACCTGATCCCCTGGATAAGAAGGCTGGGTTTAGTCAGCAGTGGTTTGAAGATAATGTACTGGGCTTCAGTGATGATGTCTTTAGATTAGCAGTGGCTCAGAACAGCATATTAACCACATCCTTTATGGACTTGGGTGCTGAGAAGAAGCGAAAGCTCGTGGATTCTATAACATCTACCAAATCAGAAAAATTCAGATCTAAAAACGCATCTGAGATGACTAAGGCACACGCGTCATTTACAAATGTTACTCTTGGATTATCCGGTGTTGATAGATCTATAGATGATCAGAAGCGCATAATAACAGTAGCCGAGAACGAACTTAAGAATAATATACAGGAGCTATTGGATCAAAATGTACAATCACGGGTACAGTTAGAGTCATTGACCAACGCAACCGATGCTTTGAATGTACAAGTTTCTTCAATAAAAACTGAAGGGTCCACATTACAAGCACAACTTCCAGATCTAACTAGCCTATCAAGTGAAAGTAATAAATTATCGACCGCGCTGATGTTTCTGAATAACATGCAGAGCAGCCGAACTGAGATAGCTCGCTTGGAATCGGTATATAATCAACAGGTCGCATCTCTATCCGAATTACAAAAGACGCGTACCGATACCCCGGTAATTTCTCCGGATCAAGTATCTATTCTTTACAATAAGATATCAGAAGATACTAAAACAGCAAAATCATTACAGTCCGAACTAAATACAGTTTCCGGTAATCTGCAGTATATAAAAAATAAGTTAGCTGAAATAGGAAACCAAGGAAAGTCAGTTAAATCTAATATTGTATGTCCTGCATGTGATCGATTGATAACTGAACAAGACGCCGAAAAAGTCAAGGTGCATCTTAGAGAAGAATATAAAAAGATGTTGTCTCAAAACGAGACCACACAAGCAATATATGATGCCAAGTTAACCACTATACAGGCGTTAAGCGCTTCTATTCAAGAAGTTACTGCTGAATATGAAAAGATTAAAGCCCAAAAAGACATTTCCGACAGGTTGGATCAAACCATTACTTCGAAGAATCGTGAAGTATTGGCAGCAAATGCAACCTGGCAAAATTATCTGACATCTTATACCGCACAAATGAAAGATATCAGTGATTATGCGGTTTCCAATGGTGGTAATGCAAATACCCCGGACGTATATTTCAATTCTCGATTACAACAGATCGAAGTAATACGCGTAGCCGCATCCGAAATTCAGAAAAAGATAAATGAATTAACTGCTAGGTTAAACGATATTAATACGCAAATATCTGCAAATTCAGCCACTAAAAAGCAAATTGAAAATGGAATTGTGTTCAGAACTCAGCAGATCGAAAAGATGCAACGTTCCGATGCTGAAAACACATTAAACGCTGCTAAAAAACAACTCGATTCCTTAGTATTAGAAAAGAGAAAACTCGAATCTGAAAAGGACACATTCTCGGACGAGATTGAAATATGTAAATTCCTGGATGATATGTATGGTGAGAATGGCATTAAGAAAATGCTTTTGTCCATATATGTTCCAGATTTCAATGACAAAATAGATAAAAACCTAATGTTCTTTGACCTTCCATATAAGATCAAGTTTGATGAATCTATGGAATGTGAATTCGAGGGATTCCTGGGCGGTGCTTATTCCTATAAGGGACTTTCGCAGGGTCAGCGTAGGAAATTAAACGTGGCTGTCGCCATGGCCTTTAGAGACTTCGTAACCGAAGTAATAGATTTCAAGATAAATTTATTATTCCTGGATGAAGTTGTTGATGGTTCCCAGGATGATGATGGTATTGGTGATATGTTTGACCTGATGAAGGGGAAAACCCTGGAAATCGGATCAATATATGTTGCTACCCATCGCAGTAAGGAATTTTCTGAATTATTTGATCATACCGCATCAGTTACTAATGATGGGTTATATTCTTCGGTAAAAATGCTTTGATATATTAAAATATAAAACAATGAAAATTAATATATTACCTTTACCAAATTCATATTCTCTAGTTGATATATCTAATGGGATTTATGTTATTGGTGATATTTTAGAAAATATTGATAAATTAATATATTACAGTAACTATATTAGAGATTATCATATAGAAGAATATTTATTATCTATAAATGCCGGTCGTATACCAAATACCCCAAATGCATTTAGTGATAGTCAACTTATAGATATTCTTCCTGGTTGGTTTGATCCTGACATTAAGCAATGTGATCTCGATGTGACTCGGGGTAAATGGATAGGTTTCGATACTAGAATAAATTATATATCCAATACCGAAATATATAAATATGTAATAAATACATTTCCCATCAATTCCATATGTGATTCATCATTTTTAATAAAAACTCATAAAAATATAAGTTTTATGGTATCTTCTCCTGTATATATGCCCAGTGATGTTAAAATTGATTTTATGTCCGGTTATTTTTATAAAGGTTCTAATACGTTACCTAGTGCTAATTTTATTTCTAAGTTTAATTGCGACTTATCTAGATGGGGAAATGGCAATCCTGTGGATGAATTAGTTATCGAACCAATTGAGGATCCTATAGGAATTTGGAAAGTGCCTCTTTAGTTCCCAATCGGATGATATATGTTATTTGAATGGGAATATCATCTAGTTCTGAATTGTTCAATAGTCTCGTAGCATCTACTGCAGACGAATGGAATTCCACTATGGCCAGTATGGTTGGAATTCCATATGATACCTTGCGTATGGTATCTGAGGGAAAGTCCCGTATAGGTTCATCTAAAGAAGGACTTGATATCTCCGATATCGGTCGCGATGATATCGATTCCCTTGCCTTTGTGCAGAGTCATATGGATTCCCAGGTAAATGACGACCTGGCTGACGGAGTTCCTCCTGCACATGTTATCGAATTCCCGAGAATGCTCGATAGATATGTTGTAAGTATAGGCGATTCTGGAGTTCGTGCTGAGGGAATCGCGCTATTGGGTAAGATTCTTTTTGGAATAAATTTTAAGAAATCCCAATTAACCGATTCATATTTTTGTGAAGTTGTTTTTAGTCGCTGTGATTTCACATCATGTGATCTAGAATCTTCGGTTTTTCATAATTGCATATTCAACGCATGCACCTTCGATTCGGCTAATCTTATGTCGAGTGATTTTAATCGATGTCGTTTTTACGATACCACTTTTATAAAAACAAATGCTGATCTGTCTCAGATGGGTTGGTGTGCGTTTATGGATTGCCAATTCACCTTTTTTGATATGAAGGTAGGGAAGATAATATCTACTTCATTTGGTGAATGCAGCTTTGATGAATGTAATCTACGCGATACCCGATTTATAATTATGTCAAGTATAAATAGCACGTTTTCTGGTGTGGTTTTTAATGATTCTCGTTTTCTGGATTGTATTCTAATGAGAACTTCTATTAAAAATTCTGATATGACTAATGTTACTGCTTCTTGTATAACAACTTCTGGTTTGTCGGTTGATAAAAAATGGGAAGCCCTATTTGATTTGAAAATGGACACATATAACCTGGGGTTGTTTGAATGGAAAGGAAAATAATGGAACCTTCCTTTCTATACATTGCAATGAATAGAAAGGTAATGGCAAATAATCCACGAGAAACCGATAACATATTAATTCAGTGTACATTCGATGAAATTGACTCGGATCCTACCGTAAATAACAGATCGGTTTTGCGAGATTTAATCGATGATGAATATTTATCCATGGGCTCGGATAATGACAACTCTATTCCAAATCCGGTGCAAATGATATGGCATCGGATCCATTTGGATTGGGTTAACATAATAGAGCGTATGATTTTTGTTGAGCAGAATATAGGGACGTTTAATGCTGAATATTCTGATATTATTCAGAAGATAATAAATACAACCGATAGGGTATCAATTGACTATCCCGTGTATAGGTATTATAGCGATGGATCTACAATGTTCCACCTGGCTGCGCGTATGTATCTGCTACATGAATATGCAAAGATTATAGGACCTGCTAAGATACTTGTAAGCTCCATAATTACAGGAAAAGTCCGGCATATCCTATCATGCTACAGTGATCTTGGTAGGTTTGTAAATGGGAACTCTACCTCAATAACACATTTAAGTGACAATAGCGGGAAGCGACTTGAAGATTTTATAACCAGCTATGGCGAGGAACTTGTTCGGCGCCTTCATGTTGGAAATTGATTTATTATAAACTAGGAGACTTATGGCTAAGAAACGACAGGAAGTTAAAGAAGAACAAGATCTGATCAGTCAGATGAAAGTTGGTCGTATTCCAAAGGAATATCTGACCAAGCTATTGCTTGATTATCGATTCGAGAAGGCGGTAGATAAGAACACACCAATGCCTAGATTGCTGGCTCAGGTTATTCTTATCATTGTTGAAAAAATGATAGGTTCGTCTAATTGGCGAAATTATTCACAGGATTGGAAAGAAGATTTCCGCGGAAAGGCATATGAACACATTCTAAAATATGCCCATAACTTTGACCAGGCCAAATGCAGCGCCGGTAAGGGTGCTGACCCATATAATTACATCGCACAAATCGTATATCGAGCCTTCGTACAATCATGGAGAAAATGCAAGCAGCATGCAGAGCGCAATGCACCAATGAATCCTAATCTTGTATACATGAGTAACCATTGGGATGAAGATCAGTTAGTAACTCCCGATAATGAAATGATGACCCCAGACATAACAAGCATGGATTGGACCGATTCCGGCATGGCGAATGGTTATTAATGCATATTCCAGGATATTCAGAAAACAGAAAGAAAATTGATGTAGAAACGGAAATCCGTTTAATACAGTCATCGGTTGTCTCTAAAGCGGAGCCGTCAGTAACTGTTGAAAGTGATGATGGTTCAGTTTCTGAAGTCCCTAGCTCTGAATATCAAAATGAACGCGTAAATTTGTTATATAATGAAACGGTCGAGTGGAATCGTGTATCAAATAATCCTACACACACAGGAAAATTTGCCAATCCGGGGCAAAGTGTTGAAAATGGTCCCGAGGACATAGATTATGATCTAATCGATCCTATGGGCGCCAGCGCTATATTTGATAAAAATTCGGAATTTATTGGATCAGCTCCGGATTATTCAAAAATTGCTCTGCGCCCAGCACATGCATTTATGCAAGATCAAGGGTCCCTTCGCCGCCCAACGTTCTTAAATCCTTTTTACGGCGCACAGTTTCCGCAGATGCCTCTATCAATGGCTTCTTTCTTTGGAATATATGGTAAATTAGCAACGCCTACAAAGGCCGGTTTGATCCCATGGAAAGTATCCTCTTCCTGGGCTTCTAATATTATTGCCGCGTTTAATTCCCGTTCTACTCGAGACCGCGGATATATTAATCAACATGGCTTGGATAAGAAGCTGCAGAATTTATCTGACACGATGCGTCGTAGAGGAATTGATGTAATTATTACCAAATATTGGGAAAATCTAGTACCGGTAGATCCCACGGTCGTAAACGTATATGATCCTGATATTGTAATTGATGTGCCTAAAGAAACGGCAACTGATCCATTAACTTATAAGTATTATAGAGATACTAATTATTCATTTATTAAAAAGAAAACTGACGACCATACCACCCACTCCCAGGATTCTGAAAATGCGCTTTATCAATTCATAAATAATCAGAGATTGCATGGAAATGATTTGTTCAATACAAAGACCGCTGATCAAATATCAATAGCTGATGTATCCATTAAAGAAGCCATGATTGCGTTAATTGGAGATCGTGAATTCTTTAGAAATGAAATTTCTGAAATATTGGAACAGCTAGAAGATTCAAATACCTTGATAGATAGTTTCGTGTCAACAAATAGTCAGCAGAATGGATATTTACACAGTGCTGTATCAACTTCTCAATCTGCTATGACAGCGACTACTTCACTTTCAGACATTGTTAGAATTAATACAACCCTAACCATCAACAATACATTATACGACATTTCATCCGCAATACGGAAAACCTTCGGTATTATATCAAATTTCCGTATGCAGATCGCGATAATGTCAAGCATTGATTATAGCGCTGCCGCGACTTATTCTTCTTTGATAGATGCTACTGATGATTTGTATGATGATCTTAGTAGTGCGATGAGCAAAATTCGTGGAGTTATTGCTAACATAAAGCTGTTCGAAGCATATGCTGGTGAATCTGTGCTTGACGGTGGAAATTCAATATTTGATAAATCCGGCGAATTTACAATTCCAGTAGATACTTATGGTCTTTATCGACATATGGCCTGGTTAATGATTCCGGTTAACTTCAGCTATTCTAAAAAGTATAGAAAGGAAATGCGGAAGAAAAAGATTCCAAAAAATCTTGGGATTCGCTGGGTAGAAATTAAGTTTGTAAATACTAACCCATTATCACAATTTCCCCCGAATCAAACAGTTACTGGTCAAATAGTTGGGATAAATTCCCCTATAGAATCAGTGGTAATAACCATGACAGGATCCGCCGCTACTGTTGTTCTAACAACCAAATTTAACAACCCAAAATTTGATCCCGGTGCGATTGTAGGAGTTCAGATTAATGGATGTGCTAATCCATATATAGATGGTACTTGGGAGAATGCTCATATTATTGACGCTCGTACGATAACATGGACAACGACAAGTCTTAGACATGCTACCGCGTCTAAATATGGTGAAGGTGGAATTGTTCTCAATTTAATTATCCCATATCCAAAACAAAGTGCTCCAGATGCTCCTGTTACCCTATTAACAGCAGCAAATATCCCATATCTACCTTCAGATGCTGCAATAGCGGAGGCCACTTTTAAAGAATATGGGGCGTTCAATAACGTAAATCCTTCAGATCCAAACTATATACCAGGATGGAATCCATTTCCAGTAACATCAAGTCAGATAAAAGATATGCACCCGGGAATTGATATATATGAAAAAACACAGTTCCTACTTTCAATATTAAAATCTGAATTTGGCGATTCTAGAATTAAAATTATTGAAACGTCAAGGTCTGTTTCTGATCAAGATATTAAACAAACCGGTGGCGAACCCAGCACATTCCTGAGCTGGCATAATTTCGGACTATCAATACGTATAAATATTTACGCATCCAATAAGACAGACCTGATAAAAGAAGGTACTGATGATTATTTCAGGTTATTGGATATAGCCGAAGCTTTCATTTCCGGGGCATCTCAAGGAGACTACGGCACTCCATTTAATGTAGTCTGGGGATCACAACTTGCCACCGGACCTGATATGTTCGTCTGGGAGTTTTTGCCTATAGGTATTGGTCATAAAGATTCTGTTATATTTAGAGATTCAATCCTAAATCAAATGGATCCATTCCAGGTAGTAGTTCCAATCGATTCTACAAAATATCTAAGAAAAGAAGCACCAAAAAAACCTGTTATAGGAACCGATCCTGAACTATTGGATCAAGAACTTACCACTGCATTATCTAAACTTTACGCTAGTTCCAATGATATGACCGAAATTTCCGAGGTGGCGACAGCCGTTGCTTTCCTCCGCGGTCGCACTGATTCAGATTCTATAATCATGAAGAGAAATTACCTGAACGCGATATATAATGCAATTCCGGGAATTCCATATATCCTTGAATCAGACGATAATTATAAATCAGCACTTTCAATTAATGGTTTGAAATATATAAAACCCGAATATATAACGAACTATCAATTCAAGTCCAATTTATTATTGAGAAATATTGGGGATTTCATTTACTTAATTGATAGAAAATTTGCAGCTAATGGAACCACATTACCTGAAGGAATGGATGTCCTGACTTGGAGAATGCATAATCCAATATCGTTCGTGCAGTTATTCATTTATAATGGGTTGATAGGAAATTATACGGTATGTAGAGCGTTGCTCGCTTTGGATTATTATTCCAGATATGCACAACTATCCGCTTCCGCTACGGACGATGTTGATTTTGTTCGCCAGTTTTTAGGTTCTGAATACTATTCACCAAACCTGGTTAAAATAAAAGAAAGTTCGGACGGGTCATTCATATCCTTATTTGACGGGCATATTTATTTCCCCATAATGGAAGGCAGGTCTAGTTTTCCCGGTGGTAATGGTAATCTATTTGGTGGAAAGCAAGTTTCCTCTGAATCGATTCAATACGGTATAATAAAGAATGGGGTATTTATCCCCAGAGACTCCGTATATGACCGTAATGACGTGATGGTTGTCGAAGGTACTCCTCTTCCGGTTGTTAGGTCTACAGAGCCTGTAATAGCCGGATATGTGGATGGTGAGGGCATAACAGATCGCGACAGCGAGGCTTACCTATTACATTATCTGATTCGTCAGAAATTTCAGACCGAAATAGAAAATACTAAGGCGCTATTTACAGGACTTTCTACAAAATTTTTGTTTGATTCTTGGCGGAATGGCCAGAACGCTAACGAATTTCTTGAAAATGAGTTTGGTACAATACAATCTCAGGACATAGTTCCTATTGGGCGCCTGCGTGGGTGCCTGCATAAACTCTTCATAAATACCAATGAATTGGATCAATTTGGACAGATAAAGAAGAGTAATGGAAATCCGATCTTTGAACCCCTCATTTCAGGGGTTTGGAATTCTGGTGTGTTTAAGGCTAGAATGACACAGACAAAGCCGGTCCAAGATCCAGCCTCACAAAATCCGGTGGAAACAATCATAAGAAATTTACAGAACGGAAATAGAGCACCCGACATAACCAAGTTCGCTTGAAC